TAGCCCTAAGAACTACGGATAAAATCGTACTTGATTATAATCCTTCCGATTATTACTCTTGGATTTACGATAAGGTCATTCCTAGAGAAGATACCGACTTTACCATCACGACTTATAAGGATAATCCGTTTTTAGATAAAACCATTATTGCCGAGATTGAAAGATTGAAGGATGCCGACCACGAATACTGGAGAGTTTACGGATTAGGCGAAAGAGCAATTAGTGAAGCTACGATTTATAGCCATTGGAGAAGAAGAAGGAACTTCCCTGAAGGTGGAGATGTGTTTTACGGACTTGACTTTGGTTATAACAACCAGACTGCCCTTGTAAGGTGCAAGAACTTCGATGGTGACATTTATGTCGAGCAACTGATATATGATACTAAGATGTCAACCTCACTCCTAATAGACCGATTAAAGTCTATGGGGCTATCTCGTAGGGATGAGATATTCGCAGATGCTGCCGAACCAAAAACAATAGCCGAGGTAAACAAAGCAGGATTTAATTTAAAGTCTGCTACTAAAGATGTGTTCGCAGGAATTAATAAGGTTAAATCATTTCCGCTATTTGTAAAATCAGAATCCTTAGATTTGTTAGATGAGATTAAAAACTACAAGTGGAAAACGGATCATGATGGCAACACAATGGATGAGCCTGTTAAGTTTCGTGACCACTTGATGGATGCCATGCGTTATGCGATATACTCAAAATATGCGAAAGCAAAGAGAGGATGGGTGGTTTAGATTGCGAAGCAATGTGGTTTAGACTAAAAATTTGTTACTTTTGTAAAAATATCATATAGTGAAGTTAACGGACATACTAAGTGCGGTTAATCCTTTTAAACAAAAGGCAGCCCCTAGAAAAAATACGAACCTTAATAACCCATTTGGTGATTTTGGTGGTTTAATAGGCGGTAGAACGCTTTACCCAAATTTAGACTATGCCAAGTTCGTACAGGATTACGATAACAATAGCGAAGTCTATTCTATCATCAAGCGTATCTCAAAAACAATCTCTACAGTTCCATTCTATGTTTATAAGGTTAAGAGTAAAAAAGACTTGAACACTTATAAATCTATGATGGCTAACGCATCAAGTGGGGCAGATATTGCTCGTGCGGAGTTAGTAAGGATTAAAGCAGTTGATGAGATTGCCGATAGTCCGCTAAACAAATTATTAGAAAGACCAAATCCATACCAATCATTCTCTGAGTTTATTGAGAATATTATTGGCTATAAACTTATTACAGGTAACTCTTACATATGGGCTAATAGATTAGCTAGTGGTAAGGTTGCTGAACTTGTTACTCTCCCATCCCAATATGTCGCTATCATTAGCGATGGTACTATCAATGGGGTTGAAGGCTACTCTTTCACATTAGTTGGGTGGGATCAGTTGGATGCTAAAGATGTAATCCACTTAAAATACTTCAACCCCTACTTCAACACTAATGGACAACAATTATATGGACTATCGCCTTTACAAGCTGCTTACAGAACTGTTCAACGCAGTAACGATGCTAAGGATACCTCTGTAGGTATGTTGCAGAATCAAGGGCCTAAGGGTATCTTGTATGCAGATGAATCAAATGATTTCGGCCCTGAACAAGCTGGTAAGTTAAAAGAAGATTTCTACAATCAGTACGGAACTAAAACGCAAGGAGGCATTATTCAAAATGCTGGTAAGATTTTAATTGCAGGTGCTAAATTGGGTTGGGTTAATATGGGATTATCTCCTGTTGACCTTCAGTTGTTAGAATCAGAGAAGATTACACTTCGTGAGTTGTGTAATGTGTACGGAGTCAACTCTGCACTATTTAACGATCCTGATAATAAGACTTACAATAACATGAAAGAGGCTAAAAAGGAAATGCTTACTCAAGTAGTACTTCCTGAATTAGTTTTAATTCGTGATGCGTTCAATAGATTCTTTGAGAATGAAATTGGACAAGGTTACTATATCGATTTTGATATTACTGTGTTCCCAGAGTTGCAAGAGGATATGAAAGAGTTATCTGCTATCCTTTCTCAATCATGGTGGATTACACCTAACGAAAAAAGACAAGCAATGAGATACGATACTGTTCAAGATGATGTCATGAACTCTATCTTTATTCCTGCTGGGTATCTTCCTATCGATGAGTTAACAATGTTGCAGAATCCAAGAGATGCTCAACAACAAGGAGATTATAATTTGCCTCCTGTAAAATAATATGGATGTCCAAGATATTACAACCTTCTCAGCAATTCAATTTGCAACAAACCATAGCGAGGAAGTCCATCACGGAGTTTAGGCCACAAATAGAAAAGGCCTTACAAAGTGATTTTAACAAAGCTGCGGAGTTGGTAAAAGAGATGGGTGTATTCCAACTAGCTAACTATAACAAGACATTTTTCAACCAAGATAAGATTAGCAATATTTTACGAACTTTGTACGAAGGTACTGGTGGCTATACTGCTATGAGGTATCAAAAGATATTTGACAAGTATAAGAAAGCTGAAGATTTTGACCTTGATCCGTTAAACATTATGGATGAGTGGTTAGCGTTTATGTTGTCGTATTGGGTTTCGATTAGTGGCCCAAAAATGTACGGCATACAAAACACAACTGATAACGAGATAGCCAAGATACTAAATAATGTTATTGCTTATGGAAGGGCTAATAACCTTTCTACAAACGAAACAAACGCAATGGCTATTCAGCTTCTTAGAGAAGGAAAGATAAATGTTTCAAGGAGTTTATTAATAGCAAGAACGGAATCTCATCAAGCTTTAAGCACAGGTGCGATTGGGGCAACACAAGGAATTAATATACCTTTGCTAAAACAATGGGTTCACGCTGAATATGTTGGTAGTCCAAGAACTTGGCATCTAGCATTAGACAGGCAAACGAACCCTGATGATGGTGGAGTAAGGATACCTGTGAATCAACCATTCATGGTAAACACTCCTAACTACGGTGTAATTGAAATGCAATATGCACATGATGCAAGTGGTGGAGCAGCGAATAACTGCAACTGCCGATGCTGCACGGTGTATGTCGCTTAAACAAATAAATATGAGTAATTTTTATAACAAGAAGTCGATTGAAGGTTCTCCAATAGACATGGAGGATGGAAGTAGAGTTATTACTATGTACTACTCTGCTTTTGGTAATGTAGATTCCGATGGTGATATAATCACACCAGGAGCATTTACTAAAACACTAAAAGAAAATGGCCCACAAGCCAAAAATAGAATTTGGCATCTAATGAACCACTCTACAGACAAGCCTATTGCTAAGCCATATGAAATGATGGAAGATGCTTATGGTTTAAAGGCAAGTGTTAAGATACCTAATACGACTTTAGGTAATGACTTGTATGAGTTATATAAAGATGGTCATATCACAGAACATAGTATCGGATTTCAGACTATTAAGTCACAACAGAAATCAGGGTACAATGAAATCAATGAAATAAAATTGTTTGAGGGAAGTTCAGTATTGTGGGGTGCAAACGCAAATACACCAACAGTAGGAGTTAAAAGTCAGATTAAGTCAACTCTAGTTGATGAGATGGGTAAAACCATTAAGTCATTGAGAAATGGACACTTTACTGATGAAACTTTTGAGTTGTTAGAACTTAAACTCAAGCAATTACAACAATATCTATCTGAGATGGAAGATGAACCTTCAATCACTCCTGAGCCAACCGCTGAAGAAGCATTGCCAACTGAGGAAGCTGATCCGATGATTTCCGTTGAACTAGAGGTAAACAAATATTTACAATCATTTAAAATTTTCAACTAATGGTAGAAGAAATTAAAAGTGCTTTCGAAGGCATTAAATCCGAAGTAAACGGAGCAATCGAAAGTGCAAAGGCTGATAATGCTAGTGCATTAGAAAGCGTAAAGGCTGAATTAGAAGCTACAAAAGCTTCAATTACAGTTGTTAAGGATGAAATAGAAAAATTGGAAGCAAAACAAAATCGTGTTAAAATGAATCAAACAGAAGTAAAAGGGTTTAATGCTACCCTTGCAGAAGCTATCGAACAAAATGGTGATAGCTTAGCGAAATTAGCTCGTGGTGAACAAAAGCGTTCAAGCTTTATCTTGGATACAAAGGCAGTTGGTAATATGACAGAAGCGGTTAACCTTACAGGTGACATCACTCGTCAATATGCTAATCAAGTATATGCTTTACCTAGTCGTAAAGTGCATATGAGAAGCTTATTACCAATCGGTAGTTTATCTCAAGGTTTATTTACTTTCCCTTACGAAAGTGGTGGAGAAGGTGCACCTGCAACTCAAACTCAAGGTTCTGCTAAAGCTCAAGTTGATTTTGATATTACAATGAAAGATGCAGCAGCTCAGTACATCGCTGGTTATGTTCGTATCTCTCGCCAAATGTTAGATGATATACCTGCTATGACTTCTTTCTTACAATCTCGTTTGTTAGAAAAGTATTTAGTTGCTGAAGATGCTCAAATCTTAAGTGGTGATGGTACTGCTCCTAACTTACAAGGTATCCTTCCTGTAGCTACTGCTGCAACTGGTGCTGCTACTGTAGATGTTGAGCAATTAGTTCAAGCTATTGCTCAGTTAGAAACTTCTAACTATTCTGCAACAGGTATTTTAGTTAACCCAACTGATTGGGCTGCTATCATGAATACTAAGAATACTAACTCTGCTTACACTTTACCTGCTTCTACAGTTGTTACAACTGATGGTAGTGTATCTATCGCTGGTATCCCTCTTTACAAATCAACTGCAATCGCAGTAGATAAGTTTGTAGTAGGTGACTGGTCTATGGGTGCTCAAATCATGCAAAATCAAGGTATCTCAGTTCAATTCTCTGAATTTGATTCTGATAACTTTACAAAGAACATGATTACTGTAAGAGTTGAAGCTCGTATCGCTTTACCTATCTATTACGCAGGTGCGTTTATATACGGCGATTTTGGAAATGTTGCTTAAGACTTTGGCAATGTGATATAGTTTTTATATCTTTGAAGGGAGTAGTTTAGAAACTGCTCCCTTTTTTTATGATAGGAATTTATAAAATTACAAGCCCAAGTGGCAAAATTTACATTGGTCAAACCACCAATTTTATTAAGAGAAAGAATTATTACAAGAATGGTGCAAAGCCATATCAAGTAAGGATTTACAATTCATTAGAAAAGTATGGGTATGATGCACATACTATTGAATTTATTGAAGAGTGTTTAGTAGAAAACCTTAACGAAAGAGAAAGGCATTGGCAAGAATTTTATAATGTTATTGGAGAGAATGGCCTTAACTGTAGGCTAACCGCTACCAATGATAAAAGCGGTTTTTTAAGTGAGTCATCTAAACACAAATTAAGTATAGCTAAAAAGAAAGTAGTTATAGATGGCGAATGGAGAGAAAAGTTTGCCTATGATTGGAGTGGCAAAAATCATTCAGAACAAACCAAGCGTAAAATGTCTGAATCTGCTAAAGGCAAAAAGAAAACATCTGAACATATATCTAAATTACCTCAAAATCAAAAAGGCTATAAGCCTAAGCCAAGAAGCGAGGAATTTAGATTAAATCAAAAGCTATTTAATGGCAAATCAAGGGCCGTATCTCAATATGATAAAAATGATATTTTAATAAATCAATTTATAAGTGTAGCAGAAGCAAAAAGACAAACAGGTATCAAAACTATAAATTCTGTCGTATTAGGTAAAACAAATACCGCAGGAGGCTTCAAATGGAAGTACACTAAATTTTAGTTATTTTTGTAAAAATTAGCATAATGCAGATACTAAGAGATGTAACGACTACAGTAGCCCCTTCGGCAACAATCGTTACCTTACAGACCGCAAAGGATTATTTAAGAGTAGATTATAGCGAAGATGATACTTTGATTACTAACCTTATAGAAACCGCTAGGATCAGATTAGAGCAGTACGCTTCAGTTGCTATGACTGCTAGAACCCTAAAGGTGGTAGCTTATGTAGATGAGTTTATAGAGCTTCCTTATGCTCCTATAAACAGTATTACATTGGTAGAGTATTGGGATGGTGCTGCATGGGTAGCAATGGTGCTTGGGGATTATAGAGTTATAGGTGATACCTACAAAAAGGTTTACTTTAATTCACCTCTTATGAGTGACTTTAGATTTACTTATACTTGTGGATATGCCACTACTCCAGAGTCTATGAAAACGGCTTTGTTGAAGATGGTAGGTGATTTATATGAGTACAGAGAATCAAGTGTTGAAAGCACTAAGCCTTCAGCTAACTTAACAACGGCTTACGAACTAATGAAACCTTACAAAAGGGTAAGTATTATCTTCTAATGATAGGACAATTAAAAAATAGGATTACATTTAATACTAAAACAAGCGTTTCTGATAGTGCAGGAGGGTTTGTGAATACTTTAGTACCATACTACACTTGCTGGGCTGAATTGGTCACTAATACCAATTCTAGGACTAATATAGCAGGCAAGGATAGTATTAATGATGGAGCTACATTTAGGATCAGATATACAACAGGCAAGACATTTACTAATGCTCTTGTAATAACTTGGAAGTCAAGGACTTATATGATTAACTCTATTATTAACGAAGCTGACTTGAATCAATATTATTTAATAGGTTGTGCAACACTTAAGTAATGAATGCATTTAGCGTAAAGGTAAAAGGGCTTGACTTTTTAGAAAAAAGGATTAAAGATGCTCACATTAAAATAACAGAGCAATATACAAAAATCATTAATGATTCTGTTATAGAAATATCTAAATTAGCTGAAAGTAAAGTACCAATAGGGAAAACAAGTAGGCTACAAGGATCTATTGGATATAGTTTATATAATGTTGCAACTGGTGCATCTGTATATGCTTCAATTCATTACGCTCCTTATGTTGAATTTGGTACAGGGCAAAAATTTGGTATCCCATCATATCCAAATGTAAACAAAGGTAAATTAGATGCTTATGCTTTTACATTTAAAAGAAAAAAGCAGGTCATAGGAAGGCCTTATAAGCCGTTTATGTTTAATTCTTATAGTGAGGTTTATACAAAAATGCTTAGTAAATTAAGAAAAATAAAAATATAAATATATTTCATTAAATTTGTACCAAAATGAAGGACTGCGGATATACATTAAGGAAAGCTTATTTCGATAAGTTTATCTCGGCCTCCTACTCATTAGCTGCTTATGATACCATAGCACCTGACACAGTAGAACCGCCTTATTTGATTATCAGTAGTCAGACACAAGTGGACAATAGTAATAAACAAAGCTTTGCTTATAATGTTACTATCCAATTTGACATAGTTTATAGGACTTTTAAAGCAGGGGAAGTAGGGCAGAAAACTGTTGATACTTATGCAAATGAGTTATTAGAAATAGTAGGTGTTAGACCACCAAGCTACCCTAGTACTGCACCTGACTTTAAAATAGTGACTTCTAAGATTAGTAGTAATATTGCTACCTTTGACTATGTGGATGAGGCTTATGTGTTTAGAAGGGTAATAACAATGGATCATTTCGTGAATCAATTAACATAAAAGAAAAATAAAATAAAATGGCAACAACAAGTGTATTTAACGGAACTTCATTAGTAGTTCTAATTGGAACTGAAGTAATAGGTTTCGCTACTTCATGTTCTTTAAGTTTGGCTATCGATGCTCCAGACGCATCTACAAAACAAAGCTTAGGATGGGCTGATGAAATTGGTGGGCAAAGGTCTTGGTCTTTAACAACTGATGGTTTAGCTACAGTAGTTCCAGGAACAGTTGCTACTTATGTAACTACTGCTGAATTGAATGCTTTAGCAATCGCTAGAACTGCGGTTACAGTTAAGTTTACTACTGTAGATAACTCAACAGTTGGTGGTGTAACTCCAGTTACAGGTGATGTGATTTATTCAGGTTCAGCATTTATTGAGAGTGTAGATATGACTGCTGATATGGAGAATCCAGTTACTTACTCAGTTTCTTTCAAGGGAACAGGGCCATTAACTATCGCTACCAACGCATAGTAAAAACAAACCAAACAAACCAAACATATGAGAGGACAATTTGAACTAACTCTTTCCGATGGGAAGAAGATACCGATGCGTTTTTGTACTTGGAGTCTTAAAAGATTCTGTCAATTACAAGGCATAGGGCCTTCTGACATAGGAGAAACTTTAACTGGCAAAGATTCGCTTGATGCTATTGTTAACTTACTTAAATCAGGTGCCGAATACCCATTGTATTCCCAAGGAATCACCCCAAGCTTTACAGAAATGGAAGTGTGTGATTGGATAGATGATATGGGTGGAATGGGTGGGCAAAAATTACAAGATGTAATGGCAGCACTTGCAGAAAGTATGAATAGCGGTATAGATGATAAGCCAACAAAGTCAAGTAAAAAAGATGGAGTAAAAAAAAATTAGAGTGGATTGACATAGAAAGATATACAATGGGGGAGTGCAAAGTGCTTCCCCATTTGTTTTGGGAGATGACCATGGCTGAATTAGATTTTGTTTGGTATGGATATAGACATGAGGAAGAACAAAAGTGGATTAGAACTAGATGGCAGACAACGCTACTAATTAATATCCAATTACCAAAAGGTAAGAAAGTTAAGCCACAAGAGCTTATTGAATTAGACTGCGATACTCGTAACTTTGTGAAACAAAGAGTGATGACAGAAGAAGAGCTACAACAAGTTCTAAATAAATATAAAATTGTTAAACCGATAAGATAATGGCTAACGAAGAAGGTGTTAAAATTGTTATAACCGCAGAAGATAGGTTTACTGAAACAATGAAGAAGATTGATGCTTCTTCTAAGATATTTGGTGAAACAACTAAAAATACACAAAGAAATTTAGAGGCTCTTGAGAAAGAAATGGTTAGGCTTGTTGCTAATGGGTTAGATCCTGCTGATAAAAAGATTAAAGAGATGAAGGCTAATTATGATAAATTAAGCCAATCTCTTAGTGGTGCAGATGGCCCATTAAAAGTAGCAAATCAAAAATGGATGTCACTTTCTTTAGTTGTACAAGATTTACCTTATGGCTTTAGAGGTATCCAAAATAACTTACCTGCATTGGTTGGTAGTTTTGCTGCTGCTGGTGGTGCTATTTATTTTGTATTTTCTGCACTTATAGCAATAACAACTGCGTACGAGAAAGAAATAAAGGCATTATTTATAACGACAACAGAGGCAGAAAAGCAACAACAATTATATAATAATGTAGTTAAAGAATCAGGTACTGCGTATATAGATGCACAATCTCAAGTATTATCGCTTACTCAAAAGGTGAAGTTGGCTAAAGATGGTTATATAGATAAACAAAGTGTTGTAAATGAATATAATGAAACTATTGGCAAAACAATAGGTAAACAAAAAGATTTAGAAGGTGTAAATGAAGCCTTAATAAACCAAGGCCCTGCCTATGTTGAATATATAAATAAATTATCTTTTGCAATGGCATCTGCTAAATTGGTAGCTGAGCAAAGTGAAAAGATGATTAAAATATCAATGCAAAATGCTACTGAGTTTGTTGATGGGTGGGATGCATTTTTTAAAGCTAAATGGAATCCATCTGGTATTGTGCAATCTCTTGCAGGTGGCACAATAGAATTACAAAAGTCAGCTGAAAAGAATAGGCAAATACAATTAGGAGAAGCTGGTAAAACTGCAGTTGGGTATGAAAAAATAATGAATTCTGCTTTTAAATCAGTTGGAGAGGCCGCAAAAAAAGCAGGTGTTGTTCCAGATGTAGTAAAGCCAGCAACAACAAAATCAGTAAAAAATACTTATCTTTTAGAATCATTAAAAGCCCAACAACAAGCTCAAAAAGATGATATATATCAGTTTAGGGTTTACGGTGCTCTTATAATAAATGAAGAAGAAAGATTAGCTGTATCTAGAGCTAAGATAGATGGCACATATTTACAAAATAAAAAAAACATACACGCTAGATACCAAGCTGATAGGGAAACTAACGATAACTTATTTGAAGCAAATTTAAATAAAATATTAGATGCTAATGAAAAAATAAGAACTGCACAAGAAAAAAAAGAATTAGAAATACAAGCAGCTAATAGAATAAATATAGCTAAGGGAATATTAGAGATTAATAAAAAATTTGCAGAAGATGATTTAAGGAATGCCGTTTTATTTGCAAAGAAACAAACATCAAATATTCAAACAGAATTAGGTGTTCAAGATAAGTTAAATAAAAATAACTTAAGTTTAAGAATAGAAGATACAAAGGCGGCATTAGCTAAATTAGCTGTATTGGCTGCTTTTACATTTGACCCAGCGGTACTTGCGGTTTATTTAGATGCTATTGATAAAATAACTGCTAAGTTAGGCGGATTAGGGACTACATGGGAAGACACAACTAAGGCTATTGATTCAGTTATTAAAAGCTTTATAGCAGATTCTTTATTTTCTTTAGGAGAGTCAATAGGCAATGCATTAATGGGAGAAAATGTAGATGCTATGGAAGCATTTGGAACTATATTAGCAGATGCAATACAATCAATAGGAAAACAATTAATAGCATATGGACTTGTTAAATTAGCTGCATTAAAAGCATTAGAAACTATGACTCCAATGGGCGCGATGTTAGCAATAGCTGCTGGGGTAGCAGCGGTAGCAGCAGGTGCAGCATTAAAGGCAAGTTTAAAACAATCAACCGCAAAAAGCGGAGTTAATAGTGGTAGTAGCTCAAATGCACCAAGAAAGTTTGCTAATGGTGGCATTATTAGTGGGCCTACATATGGCTTAATGGGAGAATATCCTGGTGCTAAATCAAACCCTGAAGTAGTTGCTCCTTTAGACAAACTTAAAGACATGATTGGAGGAGGTGGAGGTGGAACATTTATGTTAAGAGGACAAGACTTACTTTTGTCTGTAAATAGGGCACAAAAGGCATCAAATCTTAAAGGACAAAATATTAGTTTAGCATAATGGCATACGGATTAAGATATACATTAACTCAGATACTTCGTAATGGTTCAACATTAGTTGTAAATATTTACGAAAAAGATCCCTCAGTTGCTACTGTTAAAACATATCAGCCTACAAGTATATTATTACAACCTAATTCAAATAATGAAGATCCATTAGGAGGTATTATATCATCTGAATTAAATGTTTCTTTTTTAATATCAACTCAAGACGATTATGATAATTTCCCTGATTTGCTAAATGCAGATGATAGGAAGTACTATGTAGAGTTGGTAAATGTTGTAGGTGCAAGTACAAATATAAAATGGAAAGGATTTTTATTTAATGATTATATAAACTTACCATTTACAACAGGAAACCAAGAGGTTAATTTTGTATGTGTAGATGCTTTATCATATTTAAAATATAATACATATAGTGCATTAGAAGGCAATACAAACGGAATAACAAATCTATTGAGTGTATTAAATACGGCATTATATAGCATCGGGTACGATTCTTATACTTACCTATATTCTTGTTGCTCTTATTTTGCAGAAGGGATGATGGATAGGGCGACTTCTACGGATAACGAACCATTCGTACAAACATATCAATTTAGAAGAGATTTTGTAGGGTTAGATTACTTTACAATAGTAGATAATATTGTTAAGTCTTTTGGTTGTAGATTATTCCAATACCAAGGTAATTGGTGGATTATGTCTATAAATGAAATGGCTGGTACAACAAACTATTATACAAAATACTTGTTAGATACCGTTGTTTATTTAACAGAATCAGGAACATTAACTGCAGGTATTTCTATTGATCCTTATAGTGAAGGCAATGTGCACTTTATTAATAATAGTCAAACCAAAATAACAAAAAAGGGGTATTCTAGGCTTAAGGTAACAACACCATATTCCTATGCTAAAAACTATATAAACGATGGTGATTTTAAGCAATATATAAACTCTACTACTGCTCCAGTTGGATTTACTGCTGGATTAGCGGGGACAGGTTCTTTAACTGTTTATCAATACCCAGATGATGAATTTAATGATGTTAGAATACAACAATCAGGCACAGGTGTAGCCACTTTTAAAACAACAGGCGAAATAGGCGCTCTTGGCTATTTGCCTAAAATGGGGAATAGTAATGCGACATTATCTTTTACATATACCCTATATTCTACATTGGGATTTGGTGTTACAGGACTTTGTTATTTACTTGTAAGATTATTTGTTGGCTCAAATGCATATATTTTAGATTCAAATGGCAATTGGTCAAATGATATAAATACATACATTTTATTGCCACCATCAAATCCGCCTATAGGAGGTGTGACAGATAGAAGGCCAACGCAATCGTATTCACTTGATATACCATTAGGAAAAAACACTCTTAACAATGTTGATGTAGCTATAGGGTATATAAGTATAGGTTTTGTAGTAAGCTCTGCTTCTAGTTTATTTAGATTCAATAATTTATCTTTAACACAATCAAATGCTCAATATAATGTACTTGAAGTAGAAAGAAAATTAGGTACAAATGAAGCATTATTAAAAGAAATAGAAATACCTTATGGTGCTAATTATCCTGATTTAACAGTACCTAATACCATTGGTTCACTTTTTAATAACTCATTAGTTAAGTTGCAGAATTGGTATAGATATGGCAAGGCTGGGACATATAGTAATTTAACACAATTAATATGTAGACAATATTCAAATATATTCAATAAAAACCTTGCTACAGTAGAAGGTGATTTAGGTATATCTGAATCTTCTAATAGTACTATATATTTGAATAAAAAGTATCATGTAGCTGATTCTACTAACCCCGTTTTAACTGCTAATAATTTAAGCTATAACGATAAGACATTTATGGCTAATAGATTAACTGTAGATAGTTATGGGGATAGAACAACATCATTACAATTATTAGAGATTACAAATACCGATAACGCATCAGTAGAAACAATAAAATACTTAGGCTCTTAAATAACTTTAACTATGGCATCAGTAATAAACGGAACGAATATAGTCTTATATGAATATGATAGCAACGCTATCTATTACTTTAATGGAGGTACTGCACAAGGCACTTTTGATAGTATTGTGTGTAAGGAATTAAGCAGAACACAAGTAGCAGGTACTTCAGTTAACTTTAATAAAACAGGAGCAGGTACAATAGCTTCGTTTATTACGGATGCACTTGATCCTGGTGTTACAACCATACCAGCAGGTACTTGGACTTTTAGTGCTTATTATTCTATTGCCAATCTAGTTTCAGTACCTCAAATTAAGTACGAACTATATAAATATAATGGTAGTATTGCTACCTTATTATTTTCATCCGTAGAAACCAATATAACATCCATGACAACGAGCTTATATTCTACGGCAATGACAGTCACTCAAACGACTATAGGTGCCACAGATAGGCTTCTAATTAAGGTTATTTACGCAGGTGCAAGTAGTAATCCAGTTACTTTTTATACCCAATCAACTAATGTAGCTCAAGTAACTACAACTATACCACTAGGAACTCCAATGGGAGCTTCAACAAGTTGCTCGTTTGAGGCATCTACTGAACAAGTAGAAGTAACCTCTCAAACCTCAGCTTGGTTTAGGCAGTTTAAGAGTGACATTACTTCTTGGACAGTTAATTGTGATGGGTTTATAGCCTTAAGTGGTTACTCCTATCTTGCTTTAATGCAGAAGCAATTAGACAGAGCTTCAATAGATGTTAGATTCTCAATAGACAATGACAATGCAGATGCTAGTGATACCTATGGCTACTCAATAGTAAGCGGTACTGCTAACATTACATCTATTAGTTTAAGTGCTCCTGTAGAGGGTGCATCTACTTATTCATTGGCATTACAGGGAACAGGTGCTTATGCAATCACAGGAACTCAAGTTATAGACGGAGGTTCTACAATATCAACTTCAAGCGTGAATAGTTTTTCTTATACGGCAGCAGGTGGTGAAACAACTGTTACATTCTCAGGTGCAATCGGATCTACTTGTATATCAGTTACAAGAGGTGGTGTAGAGGTTAGAGCGATAGCTACAAGCGGTGTACCAACGGATGAGAATGTTACCTTTAATAGTGCCACAGGAGTTCTTACCTTTGCAACGGCAAGACCACTAGAAGTGGATGAGTTTGTAAGAATGATTGTAAAATAATTAATTAGAAATAGAATGAGTAATCAACTACAGTTGACAGGAGGTGCGAAAGTTAGGGATTTACAAGATGTCATTATTGGCACAAGTGGAGTGTTAAGTTCTTTGGCTTTTAATGTGGCTAATGGTGTACCAAAGCTTGATGTGAATGGAAAGATATTAGTATCTCAGTTGCCTAATTCGGTTATGGAATATAAAGGAGTTTGGAACGCTGCTGCTAATAGCCCAACCTTAACTAATGGTGGTGCTTTTAATGAGGGGGATGTTTATCTGTGTAATGTTGCAGGTACTGTTAACTTCGGTGCAGGGCCTATTTCTTTTATAGTTGGGGATCAAGCTATTTATAGCGGCTCAGTATGGCAGAAAGCAGGTGGTGCTACAGGAACGGTAACCTCGGTTGGCTTATCTACTAACGCAGGTGCAATAACAATCGGCAATTCTCCCATCAGTACAAGCGGTACGATAACTGCTAATTTCAACGGAACTAATCTTCAATATGTAAACGGAGCAGGAAACTTGACAACCTTTCCTGATTTAAGTGTTTATGTAACTTTAGCAGGCACTCAAACCATTACAGGTTCAAAAACATTTAGCAGTACTGCATTATTTGATACGAGTACTTTATTTAAAAAAGTAGGCTCTCCTTATATTACAAGTGCAGGATATACTTCATTACAATTTACCGCTAGTGGAACTAATACAAGTTTATACATAACGGATGGAGATTCGGTTACATCTAATAGACTAATATTTAAAAACAATGCAGGATATGATTATACATTCCCTGCTGCTTCAGGAACTATTGCATTAACATCGGACATTCCTATTTTAACAGGATATGTTCCCTACACAGGTGCAACTGCAAATGTTGATTTAGGTACATTTAATTTGACTGCTGATGTTATTACAGGAGCAACAGGTTCTTTTACATCAAATGGTGGTAGTGATACATTTGCTATTAATCATTCAAGCGGTGCAGGGATTGCTTTGAATATTACTAAAGGTGGTAATGGCGAAGGATTATACATAAACAAGACAAGTGGAAGCGGAAACGCAGCAACGATAATAGGTACATTAAACGCAACTACTTTAGTAAAGAGTGGTGGCACATCAAGTCAGTTCTTAAAGGCTGATGGTACAGTTGATTCAAGCACATACGCTTTAGATTCAGCAGTAGTTCATTTAGCAGGAACGGAAACAATCACAGGTGCTAAAACATTTACCGCTGCATTAGTAGGAGCAACTTCTACATTTACAAATGCAGGAAGTGGCATAGGTGTAGGGATTACATTAAGCGGTGCTAGTGGAGATGGTTTAAAAGTTACTCATTCAGCAGGTAGGGCTTTAAATATAGCATCAAGTGGAGCAGGGTATGGCATTATTATAAACAATGATACTGCATCTACTTCAATACCTTTTACTATTCAAAAATCAGGTAGCAATGTTATTACAATGTCCGATACAGGTGCAGCTAACTTTACAGGTCAGCTTACTTTAGGCTCAACTATTACAAACGGAGCAAGTACATATACGCTACCATCATCTTCAGGAACATTAGCTTTAACAAGTGCGTTAAGTGCTTACCTACCATTAGCGGGGGGAACTTTAACAGGTCCTTTGGGTGGAACAAGTGCAATTTTTAGTGGTGCTTCTTATCCAATAGTTCAAGTTGTTGCAAGTGCTACATTTCCTATTTTATCTTTAAACAATTCAGGACAATCTTCACAATGGAATATAGAAGTTGGTAGAACTACAAGTGGTAATTTAGAGTTTTATAATAGTGGAACAAAACTATCACTTACATCTTTAGGTAACTTAGGATTAGGAGTTACACCAAGTGCGTGGAGTCAAATTACTGCAATAGAATTATCTAATGGAGTTTCTTTTGGTGCTTATAGTGGTGCTGCTGCACCAAATATGTATGCAACAAGTAATGCTTATTATAATGGTACTAATTGGATATATAAACTTTCATCTTATGCACCTACATTATATGTTCAAAATTCTTTAGGTAATTATGTTTGGAATACCGCACCTTCAGGAACAGGAACTATAACCTTTACCCAAGCAATGACCTTATTTAGTGATGGTAATTTACTTTTAACAAATGGAACAGTATCTAACGCAGGCTACAAGCTAGATGTTAATGGTACAGGAAGGTTTAGTTCAACTGTTCAAGGTGCTAGTTTTTATGTTCCATCTACTGTTTTTACTCCAAGTGTACCCGCTTATCAAACACTTGTTAAATATGGTCAAACAAATACATTTGCAGAAATTCAAGGAGGTAATTTAAACCTTGATAATTTTTCTACATATTTAAGATTTATAGTAAATGGTACTGCTTCTAATACTCCTTTAGTTGCATTAACATTAGCTAATACAGGAGCAGCTACATTCTCTAGTAGTGTAGGAGTGGGTGGAACTGCAACAAATAGGTTAACAGTATTAGGTGCTGAAACAGGCACACAAATTACAACTATCCCAATAGGTAAATTTGTAAATACAGGAAATTCATTTTCTAAATTAGTTTTAGGTTCGGATAACGCTAACTTTGATGCAGTTGTTTCAATGGACAATAATGCAACATTAGCAAATTGTAAATTAAGATTTTATATTGGTAATGGTACAGGTTCTACCGCAGGTCATTCAAACGACCAATTAGTTTTAACAGGTGGAGGCAATGTATTAATAGGAACTACTACTAACAATACAGGATTGCTTCAAGTAAATGGTACTATTTATGCCACAGGTTTTTACGAAAGTTCGGACATAAGATTTAAAAATATAATAGAAACAAATCCAAATGTAAATGTATTAGGAATAGATGTAATTAAATTTACTCGTAAAGACAATGATACTAATCAAGTAAGATATGGTTATTCTGCACAACAAGTTCAGTCTATATTACCTGATGCGGTTACAGGAACTGATTTCTTAAATGTAAACTATTTAGATGTGCATACTTTAAAGATTGCACAATTAGAACAAGAGATTAAAGAACTAAAAGCTAAAATGAATTAATATGGCTACAACTTGGGCAGGTACGGCTTTAAATCAAGGCATAACTAGAACGGCAATGAATGACTTTTGGAACTTAAATACCAATGGTGGTTATCCTTGGTGTGATGGTTGTTCTCAACCTGCTGATTCGCTTCAATTAATAACAAAGGCTTATTTTTTAGCTAATTATTATTATGCAGGACCTGGAAATTATTTAATAAATACCGCTAAAGCAAGTTTGCAAGTTTTGGTAAAAAGTGATATAGGTGTAAGTATTAAATTATATACTACAACAGGGGTTTGCAATGTAGGTACAGAAGTTGCAGATATATATTTAAACTCAACTTTAACATTGGCTTATACAAACGCTGCACAAACAACTTTATACAATGGCGGTGGAACTCAAAAGGCAACTTATGATTTGTTATCTCCTTTAGCATCTTTAACTAGATTAACAATTAGTTCAGCAGGTGTTGTTAGTGGAATTATTTATGATTATTGTTAAAAATATAAAATAAAATAAAATGAAAACAATCTCTCCTATCCAAAGTTGGATAAGCGGAAAATCAGTAACGGCAACTATCTTTAATATGTATGTAATCGGTGGTGTGCTAGGTTCATCTGCATCGTTTTACTACTCATTATTAGATAGTGATTTAGCTAATGTAGCACAAGGCAACTTAACAATGAGCGGTATGGCTTATTTAGCTTGGGGTAATGATGATGAGTATGCTTGGAATTGGGCAGCATCTAGCGACCAACTTAACCTTACAATCATAGGGGATTATGTTCCACCTGTGCCTGAACCAATAGTTCCTGAAGTAGTTGCTGAAGTAACCGAATAGTACTAATTTTGGCAAAACCAATATTATGACACCAAAAGAAAAAGCAGAAGATTTATTAAGCAAATATTATTTCCAAGTGCAAACACTTGTTAAACAAAAACAATGTGCATTAATAGCAGTAGATGAGATATTAGAAACAAATCCATATAAGGCTCGTAATTATTGGCAACAAGTAAAACAAGAAATAGAAAACCTATAACAAACCAATATTATGAAAACCGCAATGCAAGACTTAATTGAATGGTATCAAAAAGAGCATTTTGTTAAAACAACATTTCACATTCAATTATTAAACAAATTTGAATCATTAGTTGAAAAAGAAAAAGAGCAGATAATTTGTTCATATATAGCAAATAGATATGTTAATGCAGGCGGTTATCCAACTAGGAGAGATATAGCAGAAGATTACTACAACCAAACCTATAACAATTAACTATATTTGTAAAAAATCAAACATTATGAAGTATCAACAACTCAACCAATTAATCTACAACTTAAATCAAGTAGTTGGTCAAGAAACAAAAACGGCTAAAAAACTCTACAAAATTTATGAAAAGATTAAACCCCATCACGAAGATTACCAAGCTAAAGTAGAGGCATTAAGATTAGACAATGCTCAAGTAGATGACAAAGATTGTTTAGTGCTTAATGAAAAAGGTGAATATCGCTTTACTAAAGAAGCTATTAAGAAATTAACTGAACAAGTTAAAGAATTAAGCAACAAGGAGTTTGATTTTACACCGATTCCTGTGGTTAATCCACAAGGGTTAGAGGACTTTAATTTCCTTGAAGATTGGACTACTGGGATTACATTCGTTAAAGAAGAAGAAGAGGAACTATAATGAAGTTCATTAAGGACAATATTTTATTCATAGCCATAGTACTACTCGTATTGTGGCTATATTTTTTAGTTAAACCTTCATACTTACCTAGGACTCCTAATGGATTCGACACCTCTAAGTTTAAGAAGGTGCAAGTAATCCACGATACCCAATACTCAAAAGTGTACATAAATCGGTACAGAAAAGGCGATTCTATACCTTATAAGGTCATAGATACCATTTATACGCATATATCCGATACGATACGCATAATATCCGATTATAGCCAAGTCAAGGCTTATTCCGACACTATTAAGAAAGATTCTAATATCTTTGTAATAGATGATACTATCAGCCAAAATAGGATCATCAGTAGAGGCTTTAAGGCAGATATAACCCAAAAAACCATCGTTGTAAGAGAGTTCTACGCTAGTAAAGCTACTAATACCCTTTATTGGGGCATTAGAGGCTCATACAGCCCACTTAATGGCTTGGAAGTACTAAGTCCTTCCTTGATGCTAAGTGTCAAAAATAAGGCTCTAATAGGCTTTAGCGTAGATATTAGTAAAAATTATAATATTGGGTACTCTGGTGGTATCTACTTTAAAATAGGAAAAAAGTAAAATGGCAGTAAAAAAAGAAGGTATCTTGGGAGCAAACCCATTACCTATATCATTCAAAGATTTCGCTAAAAACCCTATTGTGGGTACATTATTCGTTGTGCTTATAGGTATATCCTATTTGTATGTAGATATTAAAAGCACATTTAAAGGCCAAATACAAAGCCAGGAATACAGAATAACCAACCTTGAGCATAAGGATTCCTTAAAAACACAAGCTCTAATGGAGTGTAAGACTGCTTTAAGTGCTACTAGTACTAAACTGGAAACACTACAAGACTTAGGAGCCATTAAAAAATCTGTAAAATAATAGCCATGAAATTATTATTCTTTTCATTATTGTCAATCTTCACCTTAATAGGATATGTTAAAGTAGAAGGAGTTAAAGAACCTAAATTAACTAAAGATGACAGAGAGTTTAAACAGTTAATGAGTGATTTTAGTAAGACACTAGAACATAATAAAAAGGTTCAAATAAAAGCAGATAAGACTAAAGACAAGCTAATAGTAACTACTACTAACAAGATAGCTCAGTTATCTAATGAGAACAAGCAACTTAAAAATGACATAAGTGCAATGAAGATAAAAATAGATACTATTTACATTCATGATACTATTCAGATAAAAGAGAAGAAAAGCTTTTGGGGTAAAACTAAAGTAGATACAACAGGAAATTAATATGAAACAGTTTTTTACGGAAGATAACGGAAGATTAAGCATGAAAAGATTATGTGGTTTACTATGTGTAATATCATTATGCGTTACTATGTACCACAATAGTTTTAGTGATGAACATACTGCTCCTTCGACAATACTTGTAGAATCAGTAGCTTTGTTAGCGTTTGGTTGTTTAGGCTTAACAACAGTAGAGAAAGTATTTAAAAAATAGTTATGAAGTTATCAGCACATTTTGACTTATGCGAGTTCACCAGGAGTGAGTCAGCAAAGCGTGAAGGAGTTAGTAATAACCCAACACCTGAGCATTTAGAAAACATAAAGACTTTATGCGAGAAAGTATTAGAACCTATTAGAGCCAAGTTTGGCCCTATTAATATTTCTAGTGGATACAGAAGTGCTGACCTTAACCATTTCATTGGAGGTAGTTTAAATTCAGATCATTGCAAGGGCCGTGCGGCAGATATAGATATGGATGGTCATGGTGGAGAGGTGACTAATAAAATGATATTTGATTTTATTAAAGACAACTTAGAAATAGATCAGTTAATTAATGAGTTTAATTACTCTTGGGTTCATGTAGGTTATAGGAAAGGAGCAAATAGAAAGCAAGTATTAGATGCAGTAAAGGAAGGTGGTAAAACAGTTTACCGAATACACCAATAAGACTAACCAAAACCAACCAATATGTCGAGAAGCAAAAATGTCCTTGTGATTGGGGATACACATTTCCCATTTTGTCACCCAAAGTATTTAGATTTTTGTTACGAAGTAGCAAATAAATTCCAATGTTCAGAGTTTGTCCACATAGGAGATGAAGTGGACAATCATGCGATTAGCTTTCATGAGCATAACCCTAATGGGGAGTCTGCTTCTAAGGAGGCTATTATGGCTATGCAACAACTTAACATTTGGTACAAGCGTTTCCCTAATGTAAAAGTTTGTATAGGTAACCATAGTGCCCTACACAAAAGAAAGGCATTAGCGAACGGATTACCAGAGAGATTCATCAAGTCCTATGAAGATGCTTGGGAAGCTCCTAGAGGCTGGAAATGGGCCTTAGAATGGGAAATAGATGGTGTTCTATATACCCATGGTACAGGATCATCAGGACAAGCAGGTGCAATTAACAGAGCAAGAGATGCAAGACAATCAACTGTAATAGGTCATATTCACTCCTTTGGGGGAGTTTTGTACTCCTCAAGTGATAAGGATATGATATTCGGTATGAATGTGGGTTGTGGCATAGATATTAATGCCTACGCAATGGAGTATTCACGACCTTTCCCCAAACGACCAACATTAGGTTGTGGAGTTGTTTTAGATGGCGGTAGAATTGCTATATTTGTACCCATGCCATTAGGAAGCAAGATAGTAAGGCTTCCAAGCAAAAAGTAGGTTAAATCCGTTATAACATAAGTGTATATTTCATTGATAATCAATGATGTGTGCACTTTTTATTTCTATAATAATTAAAGCGTAAATT